TAAACACAGCGTAGCAGAAATCGTGGACCGCCTAGACGCAGGCTACGGTCCTCTGTTAGTGGGGGCATGGCACACTGACGTGATCGACGCTTTGACACTGCAGCTGGCAGGCAAGAAGTACGTCACGCATTCACTGGATGGTCGCACCGGGGCTAACAAAAAGGTCTGGTTGCAAGAGCAATTTAATGACAAAAAACTCGACGTTCTGGTTGGCCAGATCAGCGCCATGGGCGTCAGCCTTAACCTGCAGCGCGGTGGTAACCGCATTATTGTAATTGAAGAAGATTGGTCACCATCTGTGATGGATCAATTCTATGCCCGGCTACATCGCATGGGCCAAGCCAAGCCAGTACACGTTGACACTTTTGTCAGCGATACTAAACTAGACAAAGCCATCGCCCGGATCAGCGGCACAAAACGCGCTGAACATGTACGGGTGTTAGCCAACAACGGAGAGACACTATGATTAAAGAAACTATTTTAGCTGGCGCAAACGCTATTGACGCGCTCAAGAAATTTAACGTGGACCGCTCACAATTTATGAACGCGTCAGAAGCAGACAGCTGCATCAGACGCCAGTGGTTTAGCAAACAACCTGACATCGAAGGTGAGCCGCAAGATTGGGGTTTTGCCCGGCGCGGCAACCACATGGAAGAATACTTTGTAAAGTGTATGGCCGCTGCTAACATGCCGCTGGCACTGGCCGGGGATCAGCAGCACAGCTTTGCTGACCCGGACACAAAGATCAGCGCAACACCTGACGGGGTGCTGGAATACGAAGGTGAAAACCCAATTGCGATAGAGTTTAAAAGCATCGACCCGCGCACTAACAAAAACAATTTGCCGCGCAGCAACCACGTCACGCAACTGAAACTGGCCATGTGCCTGATGAACAAGCAGCGGTACTTTGACCAAACTATCACTGAAGGTAAAAAAATCGAGCATGGCATCATAATTTACATGGACGCCAGCAACTATAACATCGTCCACGAATACCGTGTGGACTGTGACCATTCGTTTCTAGATAAAATGGCAGGCCGGGCTAGCAAGATATTGCGCACCCGGAATGTTGATAACCTTGACCGTGAAGGCAAAACCACCAAGGAATGCACACGCTGTCCATTTAAGGCAGACTGTGGTGTAGCAGTCGAAGGCGGCGGCGGCGGTGATAAACGCGGAAACCGGGGCAGCAATTTGCATGACGCTGTCCAACAGTTTCTGGACGTTAAGGTACAAGAGGGTGAACTGAAGCAAACCAAGCTGCAGTTGACTGAGGAGATTAAGCAGGAAGTGTTGTCACGCAACGCGGATCGCTTAGTAGTCGGCGGTGTTCAAGTAACACTGAAGGCTGTGAAGGGTCGATCTAGTCTTGATCGCAAAGCAATTGCGCAAGCTGGAATTGACCTGTCGATGTTTGAAACAATAGGCGCATCTTCTGAGCGTTTAGAGGTCAAACAAATTTAAACTGTACAATGTAAAACGTACTAACTTAGGAGCCTTAAACATGGCAAACGAACTGACAAGCTACTTACAATCTGGCCAACTGGCAGATGTATCCGATCAAGACCTCGCAGGCTCACTGCAGGGGCTTACACAAGACGATGAAGGCACTGGCCCACTGGGCTTTGACTTCATGTCTTTTAGCGGCAAGACAGGCCGCTATTCAGTAGGCAGGGACAAAGAGGAAGTTGACCCCGGCCAACTGTTTATCTTGGAACCCAAGGCAACTGTCGAAGGGTGGACGTGCTGGAAGGCACAGCGACCTGTAGACCGTGTCGAGTGGGCGGTGTTCAATCGCAGCACAGACGCTGTTAGTCAGCACGATCTGACTGACCACGGCCCGTACCGGGACAACATGGGCGAAGGGTGGAAGAAAACCCTTGGTCTAGGCGTCAGCGAAATCTCATCTGATGAGGGACGCCAGCAAATCAAATTCACGACAAACTCTGCGAGTGGCAACAACGCAGTTAAAGATTTGCTAACCAAAATTGTGGAGCGGGTGACCGCTAAAGAACCCCACATTCCGCTGGTTTTCTTTGACAAGGAAACGTTCACCGCGCAGGACCAGACAAACTACAAACCAAAACTTGTAGTGGACAGCTGGGTTACCCGTGAAGCGGTCACCGCGTTCTTTGCCGGGGAAATCTCTGAGGATGAAATGGTCGAGGGCTTGCCTAAAAAGAAGCGCCGTGTTCGCGGCAAATAAATAAAATTAAGGCCCGGTAATTAACCGGGCCTTAGTTTTTCAACAAGGTAAGTACTACATCATGCAAGCCAACGGAGATTGACTATGACCAGAATAATACAGAAATACACGATGGTGTCAACGTTAAGCGAACTAAAGCGGACGCTAGCGAACTGCAAAGAACATGGCCCCACCGCCCTCGATTTTGAAACAACATCATTAGCGCCGCGTGAAGGCAGGGTGCGTCTGGTCAGTTTGTGCAACAAACGGGTGCAGGCGCTGGTAGATTTTGACGCCATTGGCCGGGACAGTTTTCGTAAACACGCCCGGCTGTTTGAAGGCGGCGAGTGGGTTGTCTTCAATGTCGGCTTTGAAGGCCGCTGGTTTATGGACGGCCATGCTTACCCCACGCTGTGGGATGTGGGCAATATGCGCCGGGCGATACTAGGCGGCGGCAGCTTTAGGCTAGCCCAGCTGGTGCTGTGGGATTTAGATATTGAAATGTCAAAGGAACAACAGGCCAGCGATTGGTCCGCGCCTGACCTGTCGCAGGAACAGCTAGACTACGCATACCTTGACGCAGACCTGACGTACAAACTGTGGCAGCATTGGTCTGAGCAAGCCGACGATGGCCGCTGGGGCGGCTTCAGTATCCTTAACGACATGTGGCCTGCAGTGGTCGAGATGGAAGACAGCGGAATGCTGCTAGACCACAAGGCCCATATCAGTCTGGTAGACAAGTGGTACAAGGTAAAGGCAGAGCGCACAGCTGACCTACGCAAGCTGGTAGGCGAAGATGAGGTGTCAAACATTAACAGTGACCGACAGTGGTCAGACTACCTTTCCCGGTCCCTGCCTGAGAACTTCACAAAGGCGTGGCCTAAGACAGAGCGCACTGGGCAGCTGGCCATGACCAATGAAAGCCTGCGCACAATGTCTACAAAATGTATCGGCACACCGTTGGCGATATTTATGGACACCTTGGCCGAATACAAAACCATTAGTAAATACATCAACAGCTTTGGTGACAGTTTAATTAACGCTAGCAAGTTGTCACCAGACAAGCGCATCCGCGCCCGGTTCAACATAGGGTACGCCAAGACAGGGCGGTTCAGTTCATCCGGGCCAAACCTGCAGCAAGTGCCGCGTGACCGTGAACTACTGGGCGAACCTGTATCTGTCCGCACCAGCTTTGTCGCTGGGCTAGGCCGCAAGCTGGTCAGCCTTGATTACAGCGGCATAGAACTGCGAGTGCTGGCGTTGCTGTCCAATGACGCGCAATTGCTAGAGGACGTGGTGTATGGGGACGTACATGCAGAGGTAGCGGCAAAGATGGCCGGGCGTAAGATCGACAAGACAGTAGCCGCTGACAAGGCGCTGCGCTCCAAAGCAAAGGGCGTCAGTTTTGGGATTATATACGGGTCCGGGGCGTTGGGTCTGGCAGGCACTATGAAAACCACAGAAGAAGCCGCGCAGGCGTACATTGATTTTTGGTCTACACGATACCCTGACGCGTTTAATTACAGATGGAAGATGATGCAGGAAGCAGAGAAAAGCAGGTTCATTCGCACGGTGGACGGCGGGACAATCTACATGGGGCGCAAGCCTGACCTGCCCAAGTGTGCAAACTACCCCGTGCAACGTGCTGCGTTGTCAGTAATGGCCAGAGCCATTGTACGCCATAAGCAGTCGCTGGACGCCCTGCGCCATGACGGCAGGCATCGCCTCACTAGAATGCTGGCCACGATCCATGACGCCATTATAACAGAGGCGTCTAGTCGGGACTGTCAGGAAGTGTTAGAGGTAATGGAAGACGATATGCTGGAAGGCTACAAAGACCTGTTTCCGGGTGCGCCACTGGACGGTTTGGTAGAGGGGGGCATCGGACAAAACTGGAGCGCATTGGGGTGACACCATCGAAGCGGTCATTGTGTTCTTGCTGGTCTGTTACGCAGACGGCAAAATTATAAATCAATCGCAGCGGTTTGCAGACGTGAACCACTGCACCTACATATCCCACGCTTTAAACACGCAAGCGCCCGTGCCGCTGGGCATTACCAAACGCACTGATATCCACTGCATATGTAAACCTGTAGATAAATCAAAATAATTAACATCAGTGCTTGCGTCATGCGCTGATATCTGTATAATCATTAGCAGAAGCAGATGCAGAGCGCGTGTGCAACAACGGAGATTTTAACATGACTGCAGTAGTTCCTTTTGAGACAGCCCAAGACGCCACCACTTTTATCAAAGGTGGTCGCGCAATGTTTACACTCAAGTCTTTGGCTAGCGGCACACACTACACTTACAAAGTGCAGCAAAAGAAAAACAAAGAAACAGGCGAATTTGACGGCCTGTATTTTGTCAACGTGTTGGTCGGCAACGACAACACAGACTACACGCATTTTATGTACATCGGTTTTGTTCCAGAGAACGACCTCAAATTGGTCGCTGGCAAAAAAGGCCGTGCCGAATTGCCATCGTTCCAAGCGTTGTCTTGGGCGCTGGGCCACTTAGCGCAGGACACCATGCCTGCCCAATTATCTGTACAGCACGAAGGTCGTTGCTGCAGATGCAACCGCACCCTGACCCATCCCGACAGCTTGACTGACGGCATCGGGCCAGAGTGTAAGAAACGCTAAACCCTGCACGGTAATTTAAGTTTGCTTGAATTACCGTGCCAACCGCAACGGAGATTGCACATGACTATTAAAAGAACAAAGTGGACGGTAGCGGATGAAACCACGCTGCGCGAAATGTATCTGGCAGGTAATAAGCCAGTGGCAATAGCAGACGCGCTGGGACGCACCTCTAAAGCCGTGTCTATTCGGCTGACCCTTATGCGCCGGGACGCTACCTTGATGGCCCCTGCGCCCTCTGTGGCGGTCCCTGACCCGGTGTTCGATCTGCCCACACCTATACCCCTATCGTTTGAACCTCGCGAAGAGGATGCGCCTGATGGGTTCCTGATCCCTACCCGCGCCCTATTGTTTGCCGGGTTCTTTCTTTCTTTAATTGTAGCTTATTATCTAGGGAGCCTTTCCAATGTACCAGCCAATTGAACTGAACCATCTGTCAGAGCGGTCTGACCATCTTCCCGTGCGGGACAATGATCTGTTGAACATACAGTTGATGCCCAACCAGCCTGCGTGGCTAATTCCTCTGTTGGAAGAACTGCAGGGACTGCGCACCGACAAGGCAGCGCAACTAGATCGCGACACCGCGCACAGCCGCAATCGCGAAGAATGGGCCGATCTGTATGATGAAGCAGAAGATATTATAAAGACGGCCAAACGTCAGGTTGATGAAGCATACAAGTCAATTGAAGCGGCGCACGAAATACTCCAACGTGAAACACCCCGTCTTGATGACTGATTTTGACCAGACTATCACTGACATTGTTACTGAGCGGGGGGCCGATTATGGCCATCCGCTTGATGACTTTGGACGTGCCGCTGCGCTTAAAGCCGTTCTGGCAGAGTGCAGCGACCCCGTGCTACGCCACGCTATGGAAATGATCTGCGTGAAACTGGCACGGTTAATCCACAACCCCACCCACATTGATACCATCAATGATATTGCCGGGTACGCCCGGACAATGCTGATGGTCATAGAAAAGAGAAAAGACAATGACACCTAAGTTCCGCGTATCAAAAGACGCCATCGAAAGAGGCCAGCAAACGCTTGACCTTAATTTTAATGAACGCCACGCACAGTCCCAGAAGGCATACACAGAACGCAAAAAGATAGACAGCGACAGGCGCTGTGTCTGGGTTCCAAAAGAACGTTCTGTAGAATTTACATTAATGTTTAAAAAGTGGTTGTCATCAGGCACTGATTAGTCCATAGTGTGACTAGTCGCAACACAGCCAACGGAGAAACCTGATGTCTACTTTTAAAAAAACATGTGATGAGTGTGCAGAAGAATTTACTAGCAAAAAACGCGAAGCGCGGTTTTGCTGCACTGCCTGCCGTAAAACATACAACAATCGCCGCGCTGTACGCGGCGCAGAATTGTATGACCTGATGATGGCCTGCCGTTATGACCGGGACTTTGCTTACGCAAACAAGTTGCCATCTTTGATGGCCCGGCGGTGTTCAGAGTGGCGGGACGCTGACGTAGCCCGTAACAACGGCACACGCAGCTGGCAGCGCCCCATCGAATGGATGCGCGACAACAGTGCGCGTCTGCGCTCTATCGTGTGCCGTATCCGCTAACGCTTGGCTATTGCGGTTGCGCCAAAATAGGCCGCTACCAGCCCTGACAGTGCGAGGAACGCCATGTCAAATGCTGGTAGTGAGCCGTACCGCTCTGGCGATACAATGATCGCCGCGACCATAAACGACAACATGGTCAAACACACCCAACACATTTTGCGCCTGTTTGATTGATACGCCGCTTTGTCTGGTATCTGATCTGTCATGCATCACCCTCTATCATTTTCTGGGCCGTCACAGCCACTTCCCCGTTGCGCCGCGTCCATCCTTTTCCAAAGTGCTTAAAATGTTTTAAGCCTTCGTAAAAATCCTGTCGGACCCAATGCAGCTTTTGTACAGTGTCTATATCGTCGGCTTCTTTAATTGCCTCCAAAGTCATTGGTCCCAGCTGCCCATCTTGTGTAGCGCCCACCGCCTTTTGCAGCATCTTAACTGCCCGGCCCGGACCACTGTTGATGGCAATGTCACAGACTGAGTAATCAACTCCAACAGGCAGTTCATCCCCGCGCACCGCATCAAAGTACCACTGTTTGTAAATGGGATTAACATCCTCTTTTGTCAGTCCGCGCATCTCTGCTTCAGTAGCTTCGCGACCTATCCAACGTGAATACACCGCTTGCGTCACACCTAAATTTGTCTGACCGCCGGGGTCGGACGGGTGGTCTACATAGCCGCCCTCTGATTTTATGACGCCGTCAAAAATTTTATTCCAGCTTTCCTTCGCCATGTTATTTTCCTTTTGGTATCTTTCCTTGGAAGCGTTCAAACGTCCGCATCGAACCTAGCCCTAACATGCCCAATAAAATTGGTAGCAATTCGTAGGTGGCCAGTGTCGGCAACGGCGGTAGGTCCACACCAAACGCTAGCAGCGCAAACGTTAGGAACGGCTGCACGATGTAGGTGTACGCTAGAGCAAGGCTACACACCCAGCCACAGCATGGACGCCAGCCGCCTTTAAATAGTGACCCGCTGGCCGCTTCTGCTTCATTAACTTTTAATTGCGCCAGCACCTGTTGGTGGGCTTGCTGATCTGCCAGTGTCGCAATCTGGTGCGCCATCTTTGCAGCTTCATCTTTATCGGTCACAGTCTTAGATATTATGTCTGTCACTGGACCTACCAGTGCCGTCAGTAGTCCTATCATTAAATTATCCCCTTTAGTCTCAATATCCACAGCACCCCAAACAACGAACCAAACAGCGCCACTGCGCCCAGTGTCCATACAGATGCTTGAATAAGTGTTTCAATTAATTCTGCGCGATTTTGTATCCTTTCGTCTTCCGCTGCCTTGCGGCGTTTTCTAGCCTCTACTTGAAACCTGACCCAATCCCCGTGCAGCCCCGGACGGCCACAAAATATCATCAACTGTTCTAGTTCTTTACGCTTTTCTTTAAGTTCTTCCAGAGCAAAGAACTCTTCAAGGTCACTGCCGTCACCCGTTTGCCCACCGACTTTACCCCAGAAGCTATTCTTCTTTTTATTAAGGTTTTTGCGTAAAGCATCCTCGCCGTTAATAAAAGCGCCGATCTGCGTAGCGCACCTTGTAAGGTCCGCACCGTTCTTGACAGTCGCTCTAATAACTTGGAAAGCTGCATTACACGCGGCCAGTTCTGCTAACATATTTACACCTGTCCGGGATCACTTTAGCATATCCCTTATTTTATTCGTAAACTCCCACAACATTTGCCTTTGCTCCTTTTCAACGTCTACTTCAGCCCGTAGTTTAACCAACGCCTCTTGCTGATCCTGCGTCCAACGCAGCACCCGCTCAACTTGTTTGTGCAACATTGCTAAATCTTTTTGCGCCTCTGACAGCTGTTCTCTAGCCCTGACGGCATTTACAATAATGACACCAAAGAAAAGAATTTGATGCCAGTATTCCGACAGCCAATCCACGCATCTACCTTGCTTACGACACGTCTAGCCAAGTATCTCGCTCTGTTTCTACCGCTGCAACAATAGACGCTATGTCGTTTTTGATTGCAGTATCGTTAGTGCGTAGAGCAAAGAACTCCGCATTAGCATCGTATTTCTTGCGAATGTTAGTTACTTTTTCTTTGTCCGTGTTTGGCTTCATCCATGCTTTAACAGCGGTGACCCCGTCTGCGTCTGACTTGACCAGCACGTTGTCGTTTAGCGTGTTGAACAATGCAGCAAACTCTACCGTCATGCTGACATAACCATGTTGATGCCATTGTATTTTGTATGCGCCGTCGAACTTATTTGGTGACACAAGCCTATCTACAACACTAGTGTCCCACTGATATAATTTTATAGCCATGTTTATACTCCCATCCTAACCCAGTGGACCCTTGGCCCGGTGATACCACCACCACCGCCCACAGCGGATACCTGATCGCCCATAAACCATATGTTGCCGTCAGATGTTCTGAGCCATAAGTTGTTATATGTAGTGGTGCTGTGACTACTATCAAAGTAGTAATCTTCAATCGTTACCTGCGCGGAACCGTTGTACCATTCGCCTGATGACAAAGTGTGCATCCATGGTGATGGGTAAGGATACGGCAGTGTTACTGTAGTAGTGGTGGCAGTGGCTTGGTAACCGTAATCCACCAACTTGTACCCGGTTATCCACATGCGGCCCTGCATGTCCACATACGTCATGCAGTTTGTGCCTTCTGCACTGGGCGTAGGAAACAGATATTTAATAGCTGTTCGTGGGAACACCATGTTGCTAGTGGACGCTGTCGCACCATCGGCTGTAGTTATCGTTTTAAAATAACTTGTACCCCAAGCGGTAGTTGACGGCTGAACCCACGCGCTACTGCTTGTAGTATTATTAATGCCTAAACTACCATAGACGTTGTACCCACACCCATAGACAGACGCTCCAGTTGTCGTGTCAAACAGATCGCCGGGAACTCCCGTCAGCGCGTGTGCAGATGTGGTGCTGTCTGTGCCGTCAAACCATACGGCACTAAAATTAAGCGACCCGCCTGTCTGCGTCCAAGCTGCGCGGCTAACAAGGTCACCTAAACCAAGTTGACCAACGCCGTTGTAACCAATCGCGTAGCTGTCACCGTCATTTTGCGTTGCTATGATGCTGCAGTAAGTATCACAAAAATGCGCGGCAAACTGAACTACGTTGTCTACCCCGGTCATTACGACAGGCGTTGTTCTAGCAGACCCTTTACCAATGCCGCTGTCATCCCCGCCTGTATGCCACAGATCGCCAGTGCTATCTAAGAAGTAGGTACTTGAGTAACCACCCTCAATGGTAATAGTATTGACACCTGACAAACTGGTTATCAACTCAGGTATTGTTGTGACAGTTGCGTCACCTACACCTAACGATCCCTCAGCATTATTGCCCCAACCTAAAACCCTGCCGTCATGTAGGATGGCGTAGTTCTGCATTAAAGTGCTGTTGCTGTCGGTTTCGTTGCCGCAAGTGGCAAAGCAAGCCACCTCACAAGTGATGCTGTTGTTGGTCGCGTCTGGTCCTAGATAAGGATTACGCACCCACTGGTTTCTGTTAACAACATCACCTAAACCTAGCTGGCCTTGGGCGTTCTCGCCCCAAACCCAGAGGTTGCCTTTGTTAGTCATTGCCCATTGCGATTTGTACCGCATCCAAATGCGTACAAAGTATTCGCCAGTAGCCATGCCGCCAAACTCTGTTGAGATGGGTGCGTACAAACTAGTGTAGGCGTTAATCTGATCTGTCGTACCACCAACACCACCTTGGTATGAACTACCTTTGTGGACAATCTCGTAGTTCTGATTAATGAAATAGAACACGTCCCCGGTGGTAACGTTTCGGCAGTAGCGTTTGTTTCGTTTAACAGGGCCACAGCTTCCGTTGGGCATACCGTCATAAGGAATGTAATCTGCGCTAGCACCAGACTTGCCGCTGTATTGCGCAAGCCACGGCCACTTAACAGTCGCGTCAGTGTCTGTAGTGTGTGCGAACAGCGGTATGTTAGTGCCTAGAGGTTTTAACCCTTCAAGACCGCTGGTTGTTCCCCAGCCAACATCTGTGGCGCTGGTAGCTTTAAGTACAGAGCCAGATGCTCCAATTGGAAGCCGGGTTGCCGTTCCACTTGAGCCGCCAAAGATCATGTCCCCGGCAGTAGTCATTGGATTAGAGCCGTCAGCCATAATATCCCAGTACGCGTTGTCCGCCGGGGTTTGACCCGCCGCTGCAGTCGCGTTCACATATATCCAAGACGTGCCTTGGTATGATACGACATCATCCGCGCTGTATGTCGTGCTGGCGTCATATGCGCCTTTCCATACAAACTTAATTTTTCCTACGTCAATAGTTGCCATGTGTTATCTCCTGTTTGCCTTACGGCGTTGTGACCAATAAATGGCCAGCCGCCGTTAATGAAAACGTGAGGCCAAAGGATGCAAACTGACTATCGTCATAATCAGTTAACGTGAAGGCTTCAGACCCGCCTGCAGTGGATTGATCCACTTGCAAGACGCCGCTGGTCTTTTTAAAGCCGTAAAACGCGGCGTTAGATACGTTACTAGCGTTAAATGTAATAGCTTCTTTTACACGCAGCGGAGACATGCCCTTCACATTGTCTGTGCCTGTCTCTGCCTCTGACTTACTCGCTATTTCACTGAATATGCCGTTTTGTCCTGCAGTGCCTGTCGCGCCTGTTGCCCCGGTAGGCACACCAATTGCAATATCAAGGTTTCCAGAAGACGCCGAAAATGTCACCACTACAGTTGGGGCTGAACCCGGAGCCAGACTACTTCCTGACCCGCTGCCAGACAGCACTCTTCCTGTTGTAGCTTCTGGCTGTCCAGACGCATCAAAGCCAAATAGCTTGTTGGCGCGTAAACTGGAGACAGGCAGTTCTTTACTTAAAGTAACAGCGTCTGTGGCAGGCACTACAATTGCCCGGTCACTAGTCGCGCCACTGTCCTGCACCATCATAGTCAGCTTGTCGTAGCCGCTTTCCAGCACCGTAGGCTGCAGCGTCCCTAGATTTTCTAGATTGATCAGCTGCGTCTGTGTAGTGCTACGCCCAATAGTTAACGTCTGCCCTGTCACTGGGGCAGTTGTAAATGTTACCGTGCCGCCTGTTCCTACAATTGCAACAGTGTACAACGAAGGGTTAACAATGGTGTTCACCCCGGTTGTGCTGTTGGTCAATGTGGCAACAATGTCCGCTGTCTGATCCACTTGAAAAGTGTAGTCAAACGCTTTGACTGTGCCGTTACAGGTAAACGGCCCGGATTGGTTGGTCGTTGTGCTTACTGTCATATTTATCTCCGACTAGTCGTAGAGTACAAGGTTTTTCGTTTTTAGTCTAGTCATCTGTTCTCCGTCTTATCTCTGCCAAACAAATATCCAGATATTATGTCGGACGTGTCACGTCCTGCAACTATGCCACGGTCAGTTTTCATCTGGTATTCAACACCTTTTGCAAACCAGTTGGTCGGCAGTTTCAACACTAGGCCCAGCATTTTAAGATACGCTTTTACTTCCCGTACTTCTTCTTCATCGGTGTCAATTTCGCCTGTTACTCTTGCAACAGCTGACTTCAAGAAGTTCATGCCGTAACCCTCTGCAATACTAATCACTGGGGACAGGCTCATTTTGTCATCGTAGGTCTGATCTGTTAGCAGCCCCAGACCAGCGGTTACAGGCAATCCTAGTACAGGGACCATCGCTGTAGCCATTTTAGCTTGTGACATAAACAACAGGTCAAACATCAGTGTGTCTAGTTCTTCCTCATCGTCATCGAACCTACCTTTAGCCATCATCACGATACCCTCTGCAATTATAGCAGGCATCGCAAAGCCGATCATGTAGATGTAGAATGCACGGGTAGGCTTGCCTTTCCAGCCAATGCGCCGGGCGTTCAGTTTCCACTCTGTGCGGTTCAGATTGTACATGTTGTTAAAGTAACGATAGAACTTAGTGAACAGCCGCATAATAGCGCCGCCAGCTTCAAACTTAGATATGTCCTGCGCACCCATAGGGGATTGCGTGTCGCGCACCACACGGTCAGCATACTGCGCCACAGCGTCTTCAGCTGCAGCTAGCGCCACGTCACGGCCCCGTGATAGGTTCGCGTTGTACACTTTTTCGTATATGCCGTTTGTCCGGGCTTGGCTTTCGGCAGCGGACCAGACAATTGGATCGACAAAGTTCTGCATAATTTGCTGCGTGATATACGCGTACTTGCTAGCCTTACCCTGCAGCTTTTTGAGGGGGCTGGTAGCGCGTAATGTTTCTTCAATACCTTGCATCATGTCGTTGACGCTGTCTTGCATACGCACTTGCATGAACGGGCTGCGTGACGCCACATATGATTTTAACCCTTGGCCATCCTGTCTAAACCTGACGGCAGCGTGGGATAGTTTCAGTGGGCTAACCAGTAAAGACGCCGTCACCAACCCTGTTGATTGCTGCAGCGTGTTGACAATATTTAATGTCATTGTGTTCATGCCGACAGCTTGGTTCAGCCACGTTGCCGCCCGGTCAAACGGCTTGAGGTTTCCGCTACCTTGCGGGTCGGTAGTTTCCTGTCTGACGGCACGGCTTAAAAATGGAATGATGGTGTTTTCAATTACCATCGGTTCAATTTGACTTAGCGCCGCTCTAATCTTTTTATTGCGTAAGAACCGTGACGCCGTCTGCACCGCCGGGTTAATGTACGAAAACTTCATCACCTTATCTAGATGCTGGGGTAACCCGGCCAAATCTAAATCTAACGGTTCGTTGTATTCGACACGTTGTTTAGTGAACCCTCTTTCTGCAGCCGGGAACATCGTGTTGCTGCGCATCTGAGACACGTCATCTTGCGCAGCTTGTTTTGCTGCGTCAGTGTTCATTGACCTATCAGTTATAGCAGGGACATAGCCGCCTCGTAAGACGCCAAACGGGGTCGATACAGGCTCGGCAGGCACTTCTGGGAAATAGTACCCGTACAGTTCTTTGTGTGCCGCCTGCGCCGGGCCTTTGGTTTGTTCAAACAAATCCCAAATTTCTTGCACTAGCTGAAAATCTGCTTGCGTCAGGACGCCGTCATTTACCATCCGCATGATAAACGCGTCCCACTTGCTGGTGTCTAGTGTGCCGTCTGGGTTTTCCTTGCCAAACATATATGAAACGCCATCAGCTTTCTGACCGCCCAGCAACAGCTTGCGGAAGTTGCTGGCGTTACCAGTGTGGAGCAGCGCGTGGATAATCTCGCCTTTTGTGAGGAATGACCACGGGTTGCCTTCAGCGTCTGTAAACTCTGACGCCGTGACATTTATCTTTACGTTTAACGGGGACGCCTGACCGCGCAGCATATCGACTAATTTTTTAAGCGGCACAGCGCGGTTGATGTTGTAGTTTGTAATCGCCTTCATCACCGGGCGTACAATGTTGCTAGTGATAGGACCGTCTGCGTTGTTGTTATCTGCAAACCGCGCCCACAGTTCTGTGGTCAGAAGAGAGGATCGAAAACTCTGCCAGAACGTTTGGCGTCCCCGCTGAGATTGCGTACCGCGATTGGCAATTGGAACACCTTTTTTCTTTTTGCGTTCCCGGACTAAATCTACTGTGCCTGATGCAATTTCATCAGCTACCTCGTCAATGTTAACCTCGCGGCCTTCTACGGTTAACTGTACGCGCTCTCTGGCCATCTTTTTAAGTTCTGTGGCAATTTCAAGCAGCGATTGAATGTCTATAACAGACATGTCTTTGTATGTCGGCATATTGCCGTCTTGCTGCATGTTGCGCAGGGCTACTTCAATGTCTGCGACTTGCGCAGCGACAGCGGTCAGATTTTCGTCAAGTTCTTGATCAGTGTCCTGCAGCACAGATAACGCTTGGCCGGGAGCCATGTTTTTGCTGTTAGCTTTGCCAATGCCGACAGTGTGCAGCATTGCCCTCATAACGTTTACAACATCAACATCGTAGCTAGTAGCCAGCTTTTTATCAGTGCGGTTGCCAAATTCCTGTAGCGATTTTACGTCTTTTGAAATAACCCCCTGCACCCGCGCCGCTTCTTTAGACATTGCGGTGTTTAAGATAATTAAATTAAGCAGACCCTCTGCCTCTACATAATCGCGTTTAACTAGCGCCCTTGCGTACTTCTTAGTTATGCGCTCTGCCGTGGTGCGGTACTTCCCGGCGTGTATCCTGTTCAATGGCAGCTTACTAATGTGATCCACAGCCGCTGCTTTAATTGCAGGCAGGCTGACGTTGCGCAATATCTCACTTAATTTGACAGACGCTTTTCTCTGCGCCCTGCGCTGCCCTACGTTAGACTGCCGCTGTTGCTCCGCTGTGACTGTGCCTATTGTGGCGTCCGCTGCGTCAGCTTGTGTAGTGTCCTCTGTCACGGCAGCTGTCTCTGTAGCCTTGGCCGCTTTAGCAGCGGCAATGTCTTGCCGTGCTGTGCTGGTCACGCCGTAGTCTGTAGCTTTACGGTCTGTCTGTTTACGGGCGTTCTGAGCAATTACCCGGCGCAATATTCTGGCCTGCGCTGCTAGCACGTCTAGCTGCTTGTCGTTGTTGACAGCTTCGTCTGCCATCTCAGTGATCTGTTCGTCACTTAATATTTCGCCTAGTTCATTGTTGATTGCCGCTGTTGTTTCATCCCGGATAGCGTCAGCCTGTTTAGGATAATTGCCAGCTGCGAGTGCGGCTACCATTTGGTCTGGACCTTCAAACCCTAAACTAGATGCCACGTCTTCTGGAACTGTGCCGTCTTTTGCGCGTTTGTTTGTAAACAGCCCCGGCGCAGCTGCAGTTATTCTGCGCATGGTTTCCAAACCATACCGCTTTTTAAATTCGGCGTAGTTCAATTTTAAATTCTTATCTGATTTTGTGCCGTCAGGCAGTATGCCCCGGCGCAGCATATTAATGGCAGCGTAAACAGGACGGGCCTGCACCTCTGCCGTGACCCGCTCTTTTATTTTTGCCTCGGCCTCTTTACGCGTCTTTGCCTGTTCGCGTTTAATTTCCTTCTGTACCTTTGCTTTTACTTGCTCCCGCGCTTCGTTTTGCGCGTCAGTTGCTAAATCGTTTAGCGCCTCTGTCTCGGCCTCTGACGCCAGCGCAGTCAATTCGGGTGGCACAGTGTAAGTTGCGCTCTCAGTTGCGTCAGTGAGCGCGTCATCTATTGCGACTAGTCGGCTAAACACTTGTGTGATTTCTGGGTCGATGTTGACGTTAAGGCGGGACAGGTTACGGTAAATCTTAGTTAACCATGCGCTGTAGTTCTCAAACAGCTTGCGTAGTTTAGGTGTCGGGGCTTCACCGTTAGAAAAGTATTTTTCTGTTCCCCGCGCCCACAGTTCGTGGAAACCTATTTCTAATTCTGTGCCGTAGTTCATTTTGCCGTTCATAAAGTTGTCGGCAATGTCGCGCATGTACATCACACCACCGTGGTCGTTTGCGTAAACGACAGCGGCCTCTATGCGGTCAGCGCGTTCCTGCTTGGCAAAGTTCGATGGGTCAGCGTCAGCCGCTTTGCGTGTGCTGTGCATCATGTCCTGCATTTCCTGCCAGACCTGATCTGCGTTTTTGCGGAACCATTCTGTAGTGGTCTGCGCGTCCGCGTTTAGCTGCTTGCGGCCATCTTCTGTAAGACGGCTGTCTTCCAGCATTTGCTTTTGCTGGAACAAAAAGAAATGCCCGGCCTCATGTAGGAACGTTGACTTGTCGGCGTTTTTGGTCATTTCAATAATATTAGACACGTTGCCGTACACGTCTTTTTCTTGGAAGAACCTGCCACGCGGACCAACCGGGCCAGTGTCAGTCTGGGTTAAATAGTTTGGCTCTAGCCGGGGCAGAACGTTTTCCTGCCAGAAACCTTTGCGCCCGTAACGTCTACTGTCGAGGTTACCTAATGCCTGCCATGTGCGTGAACGCAGCCTGCTTTCAACGTAATTAAACCCGGTGTAGCCGGGACGTACAAACAACCACTTGTGGTGGTAGATTGTTTTGTTGGCGTCTTCTACTGGCGCTTTGTGTAATTTAACTGTGCCGTCAGGTTTTAAAATTAAACTGTTACCCACAGTAGGTTCGTGCGAGGTGTCCCAATCGTAGCTTTCGATCAGCGATATCTGGCCCGTTTTCTTGTTGTACTTAACAATTGCCCATTCGTGTCCCGGCGGCAGTTCAGCCTCTGCTATACGCGCCTGCACATCCGCTGGCAGCACATCCATTGCAGATTTGTGCAGGTAGGTTTCGTTGCCCATCTTTTTGCCAACGCCATACTGCTTGTCTACTTTTTCCAGCTTGTTCTCAGGTAACAGGTTTACCTCTGCAGGCTGGTACATAGTCATGCCCTTGTACAACCCAGTGTGGGTTGTCTCTATGCCTTTGGCACGATCCCACAGCCAATGGTGCATCACATGCATGTACGCTTTGGGGTCCATGCCCGGTGGTACTTTAACCTGTCCAGTGGCGCGTAGGTTTTCCAACCTTGCCATCACCATGTCGCGCAATAGTATTTTACCTTTTGCACTTTTGGCTACTGCCTGCGCCAATGCTTTTTCTTCTGCCTTTAACCGACTAACGTCTGCCTTGCCTGTCAGCCAAAAATTAATCTCTACTGCGTCCATAGTGACCGTTTCGCCCATGCCTAGCAGATGCGAGATGAACGGCCCTTTAGCAGCTGCGATACCGCCCAGCCGCTGCAGTTCAGTGTTTATGTCATCAGCAACGCTCTGGCCCCGGCCAGCGCGTTTGCCTAGTTCGTTTAAATTAGCAACAACGTCTGGCAGCAAAGCAATACCTTTGTCACTTAACAACCCCATGTTGCCAAGGCGGTCATCGCCCCATGCCTTGCGCCATTCAATCAGTTCCTGCCACAGCGCCGGGTCAGTGTTGCCTTTAGACACTGCGTCTAACGCAGCCTGCCCATTAGGCGTACCAAACCACATGGCCATAGCTTCTTCTGGTCGGATCATGCCGCGTTCTACAAAATCAGGTGACGGTTGGAACCCGGTCTTGGCAAGGAAAGTTGACACCTTCATTGCGCCTGCGCCTTGTGATCCAACAGTGATGGCGTATGCCTTGGCCACATCCCGTGGCGTCATCTTGCCTTGCACTAGTTTCTGGCGCTGCGTTCCCATGAACGAAGCCACAGCGTTTAGGTAATTTGGAAACCCGCCCAACATACCAAGCACGTCAGCGTCAGACGGCAGTGTAGTGGCCGTCAGCCTAGCTTCAATTTCTTTCGCGGGTATCTTAGGTGCTTCTTCTTGATACAGCGGCAGCGGGTTGGATATAATCCTCGACACTGACGCCCGTGCTTGCAGCGGTAGTTTTAAGTTGCGGAGGGCGTTGTCTGGGAGTTTTGCAATGGTGAGCGCAATCTCCCTAGCGCGGGATTGGAGTGTACCTTCTCGAAACGGCTTCGCAAGCGGGTCATATCCGTATTGCTTAACTGCCTGTTCGCTACTAGCTGGTTGCGCACTATCGTCAACAATCCGTTCAGTGATTGCCGCGACATCTGGGTCAACTCTTCCATTCTGTATGCCTTCAAAGCCGTATCTAAAATATCTTTCTGTGTAGGTTTCGCCATTTGCTTGTACCTCTCCGTTAAATTCTAGTTCGCCGTATGAGTTCGGCGCAAAACCAAAATCAATAAGTAGATTATACACTGGATTTCTAGGATCAGCAACTGATAATGTTGCTCCCTGATCAAGTGCGTCTAGTATTAAACCTGTCTCTGCAATACCCTGTGTGTTCTGTTCTAGGTTAAACAGGCTGACAATCTTTTTGCCGCGCGGAGTTATTTCGATCAGGGACCACGCTTGCGTTTTTCCTAACTGGCTCAAAAGCAGACCGCCAACTTTTCCTTCCCGGCCCATTTTTAACTTGGCGTTAAAACCAGTGCCTTTGATAGAGCGGGTTCCTTCTGTGCCGTCTTTCTTAGTGTATGTCTCTTGGGTAGCTTCTAGCGACCCCGGCTTTTGCGCCATGCCTTCTTGGCTAGCCCTGACGCGCTCTACAGCGTCTGCGTAGTCAATCGGCTTAACGCCGCCGTTGCCAACGTTGGCATCCCCCCAGTGCTTATTGGTAGCCCTAGTGTCGATCATAGACATGACCATACGCGCCTGCATTTCACCATCAATACCCGGCGCGTTGTGGTCACCTATGCGGTCCACCAAGTCTTGCGTCAGCGTTACAGGCGGCGCTTTCAGTGTCCACGCCCGGTACTCTTGCGGACCTTTACGCGGTGCGCCTGTCTTAGCAATCTCTGCCGCCTTCTCAGCGGCAACGTGATCTTGCCACAACAACTCCCACGATATAGGCGTATCAAATACCCCAACTACCTTACCCATCATGGCGCTGGGAAAATCAGGGTGCTGTATTGGTTGGGAGCCTTTAGCCCAAGACGCCGTGTCTATTTCTAGTAGGACCACACCCGCGCCTAAACCTTGCGTGTTTAACGTAGGTTCACGGGTAGTGTCCAAAATCTTTTGCATGTCGATGCCCAGCTTGCCAGCGATTTCCTTAGACCCCATTTTGTCTAGCCAAATCTTCCGGGCGTCAAAACTCAGGTTCTGCAGCCATTGGTTTAGCTTGGCTCCACCAGTGCCGTCAGACAAACTGTCAAAACCCACATTTGCAAAAGACATAACTTCTTCCATAACCACTTTGGTTTTGGCGTAGCTTTTACTGTCCGGGTTACCCTTAAACTCCATGTTCTCAAAAAACTGCATCACCTCTGCTAGTTTTTCTTTAGTGATCGGGTTGGGGTTATTAGTTCCGGGTCTTAGGTCAGACTGTAACTTCATGGCCAAATCTTGGACGTACACTTGCGTTACTGTAGTGTTCGATTGGTGCATGTTGTTTGTGCCAAGGGTGACCAGCATATGGGTCACGCCTTTCTTCATAGTCTTGTCGCGTTTTGCAGCCTCAACGCCAGCGCCCCGGTCAGCCCAAATAAACCCGCCTGCAATGTTCTGCATTGTCAGTGGGAAGAACGGCCCACCTAACGCAGGGATGCCCATGTACTGTTGGCCGTCCGCGCCATAGAAATTCGTACCAGCGGCGGTCCTGTCAGCAATTGTTGGGATGATTGTAATTTCGCCCGTCTTGTCTAACAGTTCCTGCAAAGATTTAATACGCGGCACTACTTTGCTATCGACTAATTTGTTTTGTAAATCTTGTGTTTCAGTTACGGTAATGACTTTACCATCGCGGCCTGTAACCTGAGAAACAATGCGCTCCTGCGTTTCTTCCACCGTTTCGTTAACATCAATCGTGTCTTGGTTTAGTGGCATCATTGTGACGCCGCTGTCTTCCGGGGCGTTCTTTCTGATCAGTACGCCGCGTTTGCCGACACCAGATATCTTTACTGCCGTGTAACCTATGGGCAACCGCGCAGTGATGTAGTCTAAAAGTTCGTTGCCGTCCCAGCCTTTTTGGTAAACCTTCTTGTCTTTTTTATTTACCCACACGGCTTTGTCTTCAACAGCCATGTCCACATTCTTTGCAGTGGCAATGTCCCCGGTCCAACCGCGTGTGCCGATCACAGCTGCGCCGCCGTCATCTATCTTAGAAATAATATCTGCCAGAACTACATCACGCAGCTTGGGTTCCAGAACGTTCAACACGTTTAGGTTCATCACTAAATCATATTTTTTAGTGACCTTGGTGCTGTCTGAATATGTAGGTACGTTGCCTGCAGCAATGGCGCGGTCAGGGTTGGGTTCGTAGCTTTCAACGTCCCGGCCTTCTTCGCGCATCAACTGCGTACCAAAGCCTAGCCCGGAACCATAATCTAAAATTGTAGTGACCGGGCGTTCTAAAAACTGGCTTTCTACCCGCGCCACCACTTTAGGGTATGCGGTTGCAGTAGTGGCAATCTGTGTAGACATACTGCCTTGCTGGCCTTCAATCACTGCTTGCGATTGCTCCAGTTCCAGCGTCTGTTCTGTAGTCAGTGGCGGCTGTGGTGCGCTCTGTTCTAAAAACCCTGCCTTAATTTTGTCAGTCAAATCGTTAATAGACGGCAGTTCTCCTGCAGGCCGCTCTGCAACAGGTGCTACAGGCGCAGCAACGTCTGCAGCGGGGTCAACTGCAGTAGCTTCTGTAGCGGCCTCTGTGACCGCCTCTGGGGCTACAGCGGCTGTCTCTACTGTCGGGGCCGCTTCTAACGGGTCAGGTGTTACAGGAAGCGCCGGGGCTGTCCCCACTTCTGGGAGTGTACCCACGTCAGGCGCTACAGCGTTGGCCGATATCTGCGTGTTAATTTCTGGGTCAGCTGACGGCGCAGCTGCGTCTGGTACAGCAATTACAGGTGGCGGCACTAGCATGTCTGGTGACAGTACCAAAGCCTCTGGCGGTGAAGGTGCGTCCGTGTCTACAGACGCCAGCGCCTCTGTTGCCGGGGGAGCAAGGTCAGTTGATGAAACAGTCGGACCACCCGGCGCTTGCAGGGTAACGTTCTGTTCAGCAAACAATTGCTCCGGGCTAACCATGCTACCGTCTGGGTTTTTTAACAACGCAGATTGGGTAACGTAAAACTCTTGGATCAGCTGACCTCTGGTGTCTGCCTCAATAGCTGACACTCCGCTGTCAATTGCCTGTTGTTGGACTAGGTCATAGATGGCTGCGCCGGGCGCGGCCTCGCTTTCCATAGCGGCTTGGTTTTCCTGCAGGGCAGCTGTAACGGCAGCAACATCGTCTGCCTGTTGAACTAGTGCAGCTTCGTGTTCGCGCACCGTATACGAACCAATGCTTTCGCGAATGTCTAACGATAACGTTTTAAATTGTTCTGGTGACAACGTGACTAGCTTGGATGTTTTAATAACAACCTCGCCGCCCTCTAATGCGGTTGCCTTTATCTCTTCAAAGTTAACGCCTAACGCCTCTGCCACGGGAGATGACATTGCGTCTACAGGAACGCTGTCTTGCCACGCCTGCGTCTGCACAGTGTCTTGATGTAGATCAAGCAGCTTCTGCGCGTCTACTAGTACTGTGCCGTCCGCTTCTGGGTCAGCTAACGCTTCATCCACCAGTTCTTGCACCGCTGTTGGTGCAGTGGTCATCAGGTCAAGATTGTTTGCCGCCTCATTTACGGCCTGCAGCGTGTCTAAGTAATCCTGCGATTGCTTACCAAACGCTTTGTCCTTTACCATGTTTACGCCAGACACGGTCAACTTCATCTGCCCACCAACGGCAAAGCCAATAATGCCAGCTTCAATTAGTCTTTGGACGCCTTCTTCAAACCCAATGTTTTCATCTAAAATCCCGTTAGCGTATGCAATGTCTACGGCTTCCACAAACATCTCTTGTGCGCCTTCAGCAACGCCCACTTTTAAGAACGTAGCCACTGCACTTTGCTGCGCCGCGTCTGCTACAGCGCCGCCTGCTTTCTTAGGAAATAAATAGCGCAGCGGCAAAAGCCGCTCACTAACCATTTCAACAGCCGCTTTAAAAGTAGCCTCACCAAGCGCCTGTTCGTGCGTCCATCCCTCTCTGTGGGACGCTGTGTCGTAAGTGCGACCAAACACTTGCAGGAACGTCACCGCGCTAGGTGCGGCTAAACTACCACCAGACAATAGCCCGGCGGCAACCGTAGGAGCCATTTGAACAACTGCACCTTCTATGGTGCGGACCCAGTACGCAAAACCACCGTCTGGTAACCGGGCTTTTAGGATACGCAAATCGCGTTTATCGTTTTCCCTGCCGCCCCACATATCGTCGGTAAACTCTTGCACGTCTTCAAAGACCTGTATCTTGCTGGCCTCTAGGGCTTTTAAGTACAGTTCACTTTGCTTGGTCTGTCCTTCTACAGTAGTACCGTCCGCTGCGTCATACTCTGTCAGTTCGTCCTCAGTTAAAATAGATTTAATCCATGGACGCTGGGTGCGAATTGCTGTTTCGTTTAATGTCTCTTCAATCTCTCGGCTGCTATCGCCAGTGACTTTACCAACCATCGCCTGCGTACCCAGAAGCTGCGCTTCATTAGCGCGCATCTGCGCTTGCCCAGATACGTACAGTAGCTTCCCGCCTGCCGCTATAATTCCCCGGCCTGCTTCCTTAAAAAGTATGCCTTGCTCTTGCCAGAAGTTTTCAAAGTTCTTGGCCCACCAGCCCGTAGCTTTGTTCTTTTTAGAAATTAACTCTACGTTCCTGATAAACCGCTGCATCCTGCCGTCAGCTAAATCTCGCTGAGACAGCTTGTTGTTTACTGGGTCAGCAAAGAATGATTTTAAACGCGGGTTGTCATCTAGCCATTTCTTGTTCTGTTCAAACAGGCGTAGGGCAAATTCCTCTTGAACCTGCGCCTGCACCTCGCCGTTGTTCCGCGCAAAAAATTCCATGCCGGGACGTTGTAAAATCTCAGTAGTTAATTTCTCTCTAATCTCTGGGGAAATGTCAGATGTTTCCATCTCTGCATTCACAAAGTTAAGCGCAATTTTTGTGTTTAAATCGCCTTCGTCAGCATCTAATATGTCCGTGATAGCCGTGTCTGCAACAGGTGGTACGACACCTAGTTCCCTGCCAGTAGCGTCATGGTTGCCGTTAACAACAGGCTGCATAAACGGCAGCACACCGGGGCGTGGGGATGCAACGTTTTCTTCTTCGTCTTGAAGAATGCCAGCGGCCAGTTGTGAACCAGATAATTCGCTCATTGCGCAACCCACCCTTTTGCTGCGTTAAATATGTATTGCTGCGCAGACTGCACCCCACTTTGCGTAGGAGCCAGTAAAGACGGCCCATAACGGGACAGCGTACTTATAGGCATGGCTTGCTGGCCTACAACATTCGCAGACAGCATCTGCCCTGTAGGAGCAACGTACCGTGTTCGCTCTGCACTAGTAGGCGCGACAGTAGCGTTTATAACCTTGTAAATATATTTACGTTTCACATGGTCGGGCTGGTTATTAAAACTGCCCGGCTGGGCGCGTTCAAAGTATGTGGCAATGGGGCTGTTGTTTGCCACCTGAGTTTCCACCCAACTGTGCATGTTGTTTGTAAATAACTGCAGGCCTTCAATACTAGCCTTCTGTGTAGTGACACCAGTTGTTTGTGCCGTCTGTGCGTACAGGGACGCAACCTCAAAGTAAGAACTTGGTGGAGTAACTGCCTGCACACCGTATGACCCCGGTCCCCGCCAATCTCCAAAAGCAGTGATCTGCGCAGCCTTAATTGTCTTTCTGTCTTCAGCGGTCATGGATACAACACCTTGGTCATCAATGGGCGCGACCAGCTGAGATATACCGTATTGCCCCTCTCCCAAAGAACCAAAATCTTGGAAGAGGCCGAAAACACCGCCTTGATCTGCAGTTAAACTAGTGTCGAACTTACGCCGTGCCGCCGCAATTAGCGCATCAACGTCAGCGTTATCCATCGTTAAGCTGCCTGACGGGCCTCTGGCCACGCGCTCTGCGTACTCGCTGTCTACTAGAGCGGAAAACAACGATACAGCCATATTAGAGCGTTTTGTTGCGTGTTCTCCACTCCCCATAGCGTCAAGGTAGCTGTTTCTAATAGCCTCGACTGCCGCCTCTTTTTTATTTGTAAAATGGGCGCTGGCGCTAGAAATTGTTTCAGAAAAAATATCTAATTGCACTTTTTCTTTCCCCAACGCTGCTTTTAACTGCGCCTCTGCAAGTAAAGCGGGGGCAGTGACTTGAACCTCGCCCCACTGCCGCCAATAGGCGGCGCGTTGGTTGGGCATACTGGCAGGGATGTTGTTATTAATTAAATCCATCATAGTACCCGCTGACACAGCAGATTTTGCTTGTATTGGTAACACTCCCCAACTTGTAGCCAACGCGGCGCTATTCATTACCGTTGGGCCTTTAGCGCCCATCTCACCGCTGTTTAACATCTGCCAATGTTTTTGCGCCACCATTTGGTTGTTCTGGTCTAGCTTGTCATACGCGGGGTAAGCCTCCGGGCGCGGGTATTGCGCTGCACCGCCTGCGCTGCTTTGCATGTGTGTCCGTGTAATGTTTTCGTAGTTATCAAGAAGACTGTTTAGTTCATCTGTTTGCACGGCAGCGTCTTCGCGTTTTCGTGCGGCATATTTCTGTTTTATTCTAGTCTTAATGTTATCAATATCTGCTTGCGTCATCCTTGTAGGAGCGCGGCCACTAGCCGACACAGTTTGCTCTACCCATTTTCCGTTGCCATCGTCTATTAGCAGTGTGTCCCCTAGAGACAACTGTGCGCTGGCCAACGCGTCTTCTTCCGCTGTAGGGCCAGTAAACTGACTAAATTGTTGTTGAGCAACGCTTTCAAAATACCCAGCCTTTTCTGCGTCGATTAGTTTTGCTTCCACAAACTCTTGAATGTACAGCGGAACCGTTACTTTGCTTTCTTCCGGGTGGGAATTAGACAGGCTGTAGGAACCGTAGGTGTTTAAAAACTCCCTTGCCCCAGCAAAATCATTATTGTGAAGCAGCGCGTTAATTTTGTTTTGAAACTCCTCAATGTACAACCCGGTTACTTTCACCATGTTGGGTGCGCTGAACAAGTTCTTAGGGGATGTGTCAGTAATAATGCCACGCGTACTTGCGTCACCTCCCGCACTAGCGCCGCTACTGCTTACGCCACTTGCAGATTTAATAGTGCCGCCGCCGCTGGCACTGCCTACTACACCGTCTGCCTGATTAACTGCGTTAATGGTGTCCAAGTAAGTCCACATCGCAGAACCAAATTCTGACGGTGGAGCCATCTTTAAACGTAATGCCGCCTGATCCGATTTTATTTTTAGTTGTTGCTGCAGCGCAGCCTCTGCCTGCGATATTTGATAGCGGGTGACGTTTGCGCCCCACGCAGTCGTTTGCTGGCCAATAAATTGTTGCAGCGCCACTTTACTTTCTGGACGCAGTGTTTTTAACGCTCCGTTAAGATCGTTGAGCCGTTGGGTCCACGCAGCTTGATCTGTACCCGGCGGCGCTTTTAAATTGACGTTGCCGTCAAGAAACATCGCCAGCTGGTCTTTGTTTGTGTTGATGCTGCCTTGCGCCCAGTTCTTACTAGCGCCAAAGCCTCTAACACTGTTTTTGTAGTCCATCTCTTTCATTAAAGAAAACTCTGACCACAGCGTTTCTGCGTCAATTAACGCAGCTTTGTCGCGTAATTTAGATGCGCGTATGTCTGCGTCTGACAGCGCCTTGCCCATCTTAAACCCGGCGTCTGCCAGCTGCATTAAGCCCTTACCCACGTTTTCAACGTTGGGCCGTCCGGGGTTTAGATAACCGCCGCCAATGTTAGTCTGCAGCTGTATGTTTCCTATCGGGCCTTGCGGACCAAATGCAGGTACTTGTCCTCTTGCCATAGTGCGCTCCTAAATCGTCTTAATATAACCCATTTGCGTTGCCGGGCCGACCATACTAGATGCGCCTGATAACAGCGTAGAGGCCGCGTTAAACGTTGGGTTAATTGTTGAACTTTCAAACGAGGCAAGCGCACTTTTAGCGTCAAAGTTTGTGCCTTCAATTTCTGCCTGCCGGGCGCGTAGCGCCGCGTCATCGTGTATTTTTGCTATGTCATACTCGCCGTACTGCGCAGCATCCTGCAAAATAAAATCAATAGAACTGTCCACGTCATCTACTAAAACGCCACGGGATGCGGTCACAGCAACAGCTGTGCCTTTCTGCCGGGCTATCTTTGTGCGGTGTTCATCTTCCGCAACATCTGCCCTGTCCCTAATCGCCTGCGCGTTCTGCCGTGCTGCAGTCGCGTTGTTTGCATTAACTTGCGCTTGGTAATCTAGAGAGGCTTGTTGCGCTTTACTTTGTTGATACGCACCGTAAGCGGACATTGCTGTGCTTGCGGCCATTATTACTAGTGCGGTCATGCACATGCTATATCTCCTTCACATGCAGCGTACCTGCGTCTGCGTATCGTAGTGTGGATAGCAGAGCGCCTGTCCGCGCATTAGCAACGCCTGCAAAAACTGACAGCCTGATCATGTCGCACTCAACGTCTTCTGACATACACCATGCTTCAAAGTTTTTAATTAAGCGTATCCCCCATGTACCTTTGCGGTATTCTGGGTCAATGTAAAAGCCAAGATCAGATGCCACATGGCATTGCACAAATTCGTGTGTAACAACCTGACCTGCAAAAAAGCCTCTGACAACGCCGTCTACTACAAAACATTGTGTAAAGACCCCGTCCTGCCCCAGTATTGCTTCGATTACATACTGAGAGCGCCCATGATTTAATTCATAATTGTAGTAAACGCCTTCGTTTGTCATCGCTTCAAGTAAAAGCAATATGTCCGGGATATCCTCTTCACGCATGTCTCGTATTTCGCGCACCATTAATTCCCCCCAACAATTGCGTCAGGGATAACGCTTAAAATGGTCAGCGGCATAGGATCATCCTGCACGACAAAAAACTCTCCGTCTTTTGCCCACGCAGGCTTTAATGTTGTGTCTTTGTCTCCACTAAATAAAACGCGGGGCTGGCCAAACCTGCCTGCCACGCCAAATTTAACTTCGCGCAATGTGGCTTCATCAGGGCCAACCTTCATGCCCATTGTCTTTTCAGTGCGGACAGTTAAACGCGATATCTTTTTGTCTCTGGCTTGTATAGTTGTACCGTCCCCGGAAGGAACGTTAAGACGCAGCGTCTTCATTGTGGCTGTGTAGGGCAGTCCTAAGTGGATGCGGCTAGCTTTAGCAGGTAATGTTATAGACCCGTTAGAAACAGTAAGCGGGTCTAACACGTCCCCGTTAGCCGCGCCTGTTACTTGCTGACCTTCTAAGTGCCACAAGCCACTAATAGTAGTGACCGCTTTTCTAGCTTTGCCGCCGCTACTGTACGCAGCAAAAGCAGTGCCGTTTACATCAGTGCCATTGTTTTGCAGTTCAAAAGTGTTGGCCGTAACGTTTGCTACAGTAAACCCGTTAAGGTTCAAATCGTCCTGTAGAGCCGCGCCTTTGGTCACTGAGGTGTCCACCTTCAATATTTCAGATAAATCTACTGTATCACCATTTGATAGCCCGTGACTAGTCGCAGTAATTACTACAGGGTTTGTTTTGCTGTACCCGCTAATTGCGACAGGAACGTCATAGGTCAGCCCAGCGTCCACATAAAACGCGTCTTCTAGCTGTGTGTATGTGCGTTCTTGTTGGCGTTCTATGTATTTTACTGTCGCGCCATCAATGATCCGCTCAACAATAACGTACAAAACGTGCTGGTTGTTTTCTTCAACAGTAGCGCAAGATGAGAAGTTGCCGCGTGTTTCGCTAGTAGACCAACCAAAAATCTCTTGTTCTTTTAAATACGTCAGGTGCAGTAGCCTGCCATCATTGCGCACACAGTGCGCGGTGCTGTCTGGAGCCTGCGCAAACGCCCAATCGGTTATGGTAAAGCCCTCAAACAAATGCCGGGCTAGAATAGAAATGTCATTGCCCGTGTAGCTGTCTGTCTCATATCGGTAGCCAAGGTCGCGGATAACTTGCCCCGGCTCAATGAACAGAACGTTAGCCCCAGACACCAGCGGCTGCACTTCAGTAGAACCGTAATACGTTTGAGGTATAACCTCGACAGAAGACGGGGTAAGGGCAGCGCCCCCAGCGCCTGCTAGTTCCCACTCACCGCCGCTAGTCAAAACGATTAGTTCAGCTAGCGGGATCATGTGGCGTATTTCATTAACTTGCATACTAGCAATTGTTAAAATAATGGCATCGTCATCTTTCACCGGGCTAGATGTGGCCATGTTAGAAATGTTGGCTGTCTGTGTCATCCAGATGCGTTGCGGGTAGGTGTTAGAATTAGCAAACACCCGGCGCTGATTGTAGAACGCAACAGTGGATGGGTAGTAGTTAACTTGCAGAAAAGGATTACGCACACGGGGCGGGGTGTCTGTGAGTTCTGCGTCTATCTTTTTATCTGTAAACGTGGTCACCTCAGTTGACCCAATAAACCCAAATTGCCCGTTATCGTCACGGTACACATGGTACAGGCTGACGCCGTCTGCAGCGGTCCAACTAACAATGTTGTCTTGGTCAGACGCGCCGTTAGTAATTTTAATAAACGCAACACCTAGTGTGCCGCCGCTGTCGTAGGGTGTGTAGCCAGAACTATTAACCGGGACCATGCTGGTGTCGTTTAGAGTTATCGTCGTACTAGTGGGGACTGTGCCAACGCGATAACGTCTGTCGTTTAGTTCAGTCATGCCTAACACGCCAGTAATGTTTATTTCATCACCAATAACTAAACTGTGTGCGCTAGATGTAGTGACCACGCAAACAGAGGCTTGCGAAGCAAATGTCATTGTAAACGTTGCGCTAGTGCCGCGCAGGCTTTCTTCATCGCTGTCAGCGTTGACAGCCGTGACCGCGTACTTAGTTGTCTGTGACCCAGTGGTAGTGACTGTCACCGCAAGATCAGTTGGAAAGGGTTGCGTTGGGTAAAACACAATCGGCCCTATAGACCACGCGTCATGGTCAGTCCGGGTGAGTTCTTGGGGCGGGTAATCTGGGTGGCATAACGTCATAACGTCAGCGGACTGCACATATTTAAGGTCACGCAATGCACTAGCAGAGTATGGCGTAGTTAACTCAAATATTCTGCTAGCAGTGCCACCGCTGGTAAACGTGGTATAGTTAGTACTGTCAATGTCTGTCCCTGCCGTGCCATCTAATGTCTGCAAGCTAAACGTAGTGGTGCTTAACACAGTGATGTTAAACGTGCGCCCGTTTAATTGGGTCATGCCGCCTACGCCTGCCATGTACACTTGATCGCCACTAGCCAAGCCGTGTGCGCCGCTTGTAGTGATTACGCACGGGTCTGCTTTAGTTGCCCCACTAACAGTGTCAATTCCGGTGCTTTCTAAAACCTGACCGCCGTCTTTTATTACGCGCACATAGTAATCGCCAAACTCCAACACATATGTTTGCTCTGTATTAAACGCAAACGGGATCAGGCGTACATCTTTGGTGCTGTCTTTAACTTGCGCAACGTACTTAAAACCAGTGCGGTTAGACATGCCACCGTGAACGCGCACAAGCATGTTAGTTGCCTGCGCCACGCTGCTTTTGTATTTTGATATATCAACACGCGCTGCAACCGCCGGGGATATCTCGCCGCCACTCAGGCTTGTCTGTATCAGCTTTGGCATTGCGGCCCCTTATGAATTAAAAACGGTTTTAACGTGCGTCCCTACCCGTGCAGTGATCCAGCTAGCTTCTGGAAAGGATGGCTCTATGCCCTCACTACTGTCCCCTTCTAGGGCGCTGTTCAGTGTTAACTGCGCTTGCTGTTCTAATTTAGCTGCGAGGTTCGCGTCCCCGGTCAGCGCCATAGACACGGCAGACGCCAACGCATAAGTAAACGCCATTGTAAATTCAGTATCAAATTCATCCGGGTTAGATACCCGGCTGACGTAAACTAGTTCTGCGTCTTCAGCGTCAGTAAAAATACAATACTGATCAGACGCGTTGCGCCCAGTTTCGTATTTTATAGGTGGTGCGTCCCGGCCAGCCGGGTTGGTAATACCTAAAATGCGCAGTGCGTCTGTAGGGTACAGGTACATGTATGTCCACAGCCCCGGTACTGTTCCAGACAGGGCTGCAGGACTGACGTATTTTTTAGCAAAATTCCATGGATGAGAACGCAGCATCTTATCTCTGACATGCGTAAACATCAGGTTTACTTGTTCGGCCTCTGCACTGGCTTCGTTCAATGCAGAAATGTCAAACCTATCCCCAACATGCGCTAACGCCATACGCGCAATTTGAATGTCAGATGCCATATGCTACTCCAGTTCTAGTTCTTCTGGTTCGTTTAACTCATCCACCAACTTCTTGGCTTCAGCTTTCTTTAAATTATCCCCTACCAGATCGCCCATATTGAAAACGTCATAGCGCCCGTGACCCTTGTGGATCATTGTAGCCATGGTTTCCGGGTCTGGTTCTGGTGCGCTTTCAGCAACGCCCTCAATAATAATAGCGTCAGACGGCAACATACCAGCGTCTAGGTAGGTGTCAGGCAGTTCATGCGTGTCATCAGGCAGGTACAAAACCCCGTTGGCTGCAAAGAACCCCTGTTTAAATTTTACTTTCATTTCTCACTCCCGCAAAAAAGGGTGGGGTGAAGGTGAGCAGTAACCTTCACCCCTAGTTTACTAGTTAGTCGCGTCAGGATACGCGGTCCAACCAGCTGGGTCATACGTCAGGAAAGCATCCATAGCGCCAGCGGTTAGTGCCGCTGCAGCTGTGGTGATCTGAACGCCTACAAACTGTTCGTAAGCCTTACCCATTGGGATAGGCATTACAAACCTCTTGCCAGCAACTAAATCAGCCTTGGCCACGGGGCCAGTAGACATGTGTTTAGTTTCAGTTCCATCGGTTGCGATTGCCGCCACGCTATCAGAAACGAGGTGGAAATCTACAGTGGCAGAGCCACTGCTGGTGACTGCCGTGGTCATCTGAATAATCAGATATAACGGCTGGCCCATACCAATATTGCGTTCACTGTCAATGTCGATCACATCACCCTGCAAACTTGTGCCAGTGCCTGTGGTCAGCGTTGTAGCATCGCAAAACTCTAGTCTTTCATCAATAATCATCTGGTTGCTCCTTTCGATTAGCTGATGGTTGCTTCGTTGACTTTAAGAGCATCAACCCGACGAATTGGGTAGCCGCCCCATGAAGTCTGCATTGTGCCGCCCACATTATCCATGGTCAGTGTAGAAGAACTGACAGCGGATGATGTCTGACGTTGCAGCATGGATAGAATAGAACGGTCCATGTACCATACACACCGTCCCATAGACGCAGGTAACTGCGTTACGGCTTGGTGCATGAGGTCGTTAAGACGCGCCCCAGTTGCTGCGTTGTAGGTCAATGCAGAACGGTCAATGTTTGCGATACGCACAACATAACGCCAATCGCGGACAGACAAGCCCACATCCCAGCGATAGTGTGAACGATACGCTTGCATACGCCCGTTGTTACCATCAACGTTTTCGATAGTGACTTCGCCAAGGTCGCGTTGTGAGATACCTGCAGAAGAGCCTTTAGGAATAATCCCGTGGCACGTCTGTGGTGACCAGCACACCAGCCAGATAGACGCGTTGTCTGAACCGCTCCCCCCGCCATTAATGATGTTTTCACCATTACTTGCGGAAAGAGAGTTAAAACGTGGCGCAAACCCGGTGAACCGTTCAGCGTTAACACTCTCATCGCCATAGAAAAGAGTGGTAGCGACCTGTTGGTTC